ACATCCTCTTCAAAACAAGGAATCCAATTCTTGTATAACCTTTTTTTGCAATAAAGTCTACTAACCAAACATCTTTGCCACCTCCCTTGTATCCATCAACAGGGAAATATTTGGTTCCAACATACTCATCAACCTGCTCATCACTGGGAAATCCCCATGTAGCAAACATCAATGGCTCGTGTAAATCGTCTCTCATAATCTTATACTGTCTTATCCCTAAAGGTTTTTCAATATAATTCTGTATCATCTCGTCATCCCAATCTCTATGATGCTCACTATACTGCACCATTTCTAGTGCATCTTCATAGTCTTGACCATACATCATAGCGTAAACGGATTGTACTCATTTACTGCCACCGACTGTGGTGGTCTTGTCATTACAGTACGATTCTCCAACCCAACAGCTAAATATCTAAACGCATCAGCAGCGTGACTTGTAAAGTCATGTCTAGGCTGATCTCGAAATATCTTTTTCTTTTCATCCCATTCCTGCCTATACTGTCGCAACATTTCCAATCCTTCAGCACATTTGTCTCTATCAAAATAGCATTTAGGTATCATCATTCTAGCAGCATTGATTCCGTCAGCAATTTTCATTCGAGGTATCACCTTAAAGCGTATACCCAAGCTAAAAGCCGTCTCTAATCTCGATTTCCCACTACCCAGTTCTCGAACTTCAATATCATGTGGAGCAAGATGATCTCCCCAGTGATAATCTTTCTTTCGCAATACTTCAGCGTAATGGTCCAAGCCAACGCCACTATTCTCATAATAGTCAATAACATTAACAGCACCCCCTCTATAAACCTGTGCAAACCAAATAGCCGTTGAATCATTGATACCTAAATCCCAAGCCGTATGAACTGGCAACGCAGGATCGTATGGAACCCTGGTAATCTTATTGTTATCATCAGCATCAGCTAATAACTTGCCATAATACGCACCAATTATAGCAGCCGTAAATGAACACTCATACTCTTGCTCATATTGCTCTGGTGTCATCTGTAACTTAGCAGCTTCCAGTTCCTCATCTTTCACCAGCTTCGTCTCACTAGCCTTGGCAATCTTCCAGTACCATTGGTCAGAGCCTTCTTCTTCCTGTTCTTTAGCCGATTGTAGTATTTCAAAAAAATGATTATGCCCAGCAGGTGTTCCCAAAAAGATAGCACTACCCTCTCTGTCGGATAGGGCAGGTCTTACAACCTCCCCCCATACCCTAGGATTCTGCATCCCATACTCATCAAAGACACACAAGTCTAAGTAAATACCTCTTAAAGCATCTGGATTCTCACCTGACAATAACATAATCCGACCATTGTTAGGAAAGTCTGCTCTTAGCTCAGTCTCATTAAAGGTTACGCCTGGTATCACACCAGCATAATACTTCACATAATCCCAGCTAATCCTCTTAGCTTGTGTAAACGTAGGAGCAACTAACGCAACTCTTGGTCTTGGTAATGGACAAGTAAGAACGTGTTTAATCATATGATTGACAGCAAATACAGTTTTACCAAATCGTCTGTGCATCACAAGCACATTCCACCTCTTTAGGTCTTTGTGCATCTCAGCCTGTAACGCTCTAGGCTTATATGGTATTTTAACTTGCATCCTCGGAACCAGTCTCCCAAACTATCTTTAGCGAACCATCACTGATCTCAACACCTGCTCGATTCTTAGATTCTCCGAATCTCTCTGGTAATATCTTCTGCACCTTCCAACGTACATGATGCCCATAGTCTCTCAATAGATTAGGATCGTAACTCTTACGACCATGCAACGCATCTCCGTACATATCCTCTAACTCTTCTAGTGCTTTCTCAGCAGCCTGTCTCTGTGCAGTCTTAACTTCAGCATCTAGCTCTGCGTTCTTGCTCATATGGCGATACAAAGTAGCACGACTCACCTTCGCATCTTGGCAAGCCTTGACTAGGCTGTGTCCGTCTGTAATGGATGCTATGATGTGCTCTTGTTTTGCTTTGCTTATCATGTGTGTGTGAAACTATCTATTAACATATATAAAAGTGAGCCGACCCCTTTGGGGTGTGCCGTCCTTTAAAATAGCCCCCCTTGCCTTATTAATTGCGTGTGATTGCGTGCTTTTATTTTTATTGCGTGCGTTCATTCTTTGCCGTGCGTGAATGTCTCAATGCTGTGTTTATAAAAATATATATACCTTGTATCTCTCCCTAATATGCTAACAAATAAACTATTATTCACAGCTAATCAATATTATTTTTTACCTTGTTATATATACGGCTTACAGATGCTATAAAAATAATTTATTTTTTTTTGCTTTTAGTACTTGACTATTAGAACAATGTTCTATATATGTATATCTATAAATAACTTTTAGCAAAGGTAAACAACATGAAATATATACAAACCATAATATTAACATTGGCTTGGTTATTATGCTTAATAATGATTGGCTTATCTGTAATTAACTTAAACTTATTATATGCTTTATTCTCTTTAGCATTTTTGTTTGTTCTTACTTATGAGCTTAATCAAAGCATGGAGAGCTTATAATGAAATATACAACATTCTTAATACTAACAATGTTACAGTTTATTATAACAATACCAGTTAGCTTCTATCTAATGACTATTGGCTTTACTGGTCTATTCTTTTCATTAACCATGATTAGTTCATTACTTCTAATCATAACTTTATATTATCCACTAATAACAATTAATAACTAAGCAAAGGCAACAAACATGAACAACGTACACATTTCAAAAATGACAGGCAAGCTTGACGGCTTCCAAGCTATCTCAACAAATACAATGACTAACCCATTTTGCATTAAACAAAATGCAAGTGGGAAAGCTGATAATATTTGTACTAAGTGTTACAGTCACACAATGCTTAAAAGCTATCGAAAGAATATGCAACCAAGCTTACAAAGAAACAGCGATTTATTAAGTGAAAAGGTTTTGGAACATAATCAGCTTCCAACAATACTAAATGCATTCTTTAGATTTAATGCACATGGAGAGCTTATAAACGAAACTCATTTAATAAACTTAGTAAACATAGCATTGCACAACCCTCATTGCAATTTTGCTTTATGGACTAAGAGAAACGATATTATTGCAAAATACTTCAAGTATAATGATAAACCTAAAAACTTAATACTTGTTTACAGTAATTCTAAGATATCAAACATAATGCAAAAGCTTCCAAAGTATTTTGATAAAACATTTAACAATGTTTTAGAGCATGAACACAAAGACAAGCAGAATTGCACAGGTCAACAATGCAAAAATTGCTTACTTTGCTATCAACATAATGGAATAACTACAATTGTTGAAAAGGTTAAGAAATATTAATTCTTATATCACTTATAGGCTAGGATCTTTCCTAGTCTATGAGAGCTATAAGAAGCTCATAACCTAGCAAAAAAGAAAGGTAAAACATGACTAAAAAATATAAAGCAACAATAGAGCTATCTTTTGACGTACTTGATGAAAAGACAGAAAAGACAGTACTTGAACATTTAGAGTATAACCTTGATGAACAAGCTAGAAGACTAGCAGAATATCAAGATGCAAATATATTTATAACTAACTTTTATGAGGTTTAACATGACTAGCATAATAAAAGGCTATCTTAAATTCATAGGCTTATTAATAGCATCGATAGCAACAATGTATTTCATATATTATTTGCTATGGTTTTCATGCCTATTAAATGAATACTGCTATAATCAAAACTTTAACCTATAAACAAAAAGAATTGTAAAGGCTAGTTTATACCTAGTCTTTACATTAACCAAGCTGTAAGGCTCTTAAACAGCCATTAACAGCATAACTAGCAAAGGAGAAACTAAACATGAGTAAACATCTATGTACAGCTTACATATTCTATAAATGGAATGATAGAGACACAATAGAAAGCATATTAGAAAAATGTGAGGACAACACAGACACAATCCATACTATGGTTTTGTTTTATACTGATAAAGTAACTTTAACTAAAACAGATTGTAAAATATTTGACCCTCAAAAGCACACAATCAAAATGTCTTATGAAGAGTTTACGGACATGATGAACAAAGGAGAGAAAATAGAGGGCAACTTATACGATTGGGAGATTGAGTAATGGATAAAGAAACTATTGATATAACTCCTAATTGGAAAACATCAGGAGAAATCTTAATCATGGCTCTTCAAAATCCAAAGCTATCAAAGCAAGGATTTGATGAGGGCATGGCAACCATAAGAGAAATGGCAAGCAAGCTAGACATAGCTTGTAAGGAGCTAAACAAACTAGCAAAAGAGAAATAAACCAAAACAAAAAGGCTCTGCAAAACATGAAATGCAGAGCCTTAACCTAGCAAAGGTAAGGAGAAAGTACCATGCAATTAACAAAAGAGCAATTTAAATCTATCAGAACAGAGCTACAATATACTCAAAAAGAGTTCGCTGAAATGTTAGGAATAACGATTAGAATGATAACGTACTACGAGTCTGGACAGAGACCAGTAAGTAAAACTGTTTCAATACTAACTAATCGTATCTATCAAGACGAGAAATAGGAGAGAGCAATGAAAATAGGACAAAGAATAAAAGCAAAAGATCAAGAAATATATGGCAAAATAGTTTGGTTATATCCTAACGAAGTAGTCATAGAAGATGAAGATGCTGAAACAGAAGATAATCAGCTATGCTTTAAACTGTCAGAAGTTGAGCAAATAAAAGAGAAATAGGAGAGAAACATGAAACTAGTTATTTTTGAAATACAAGACGGAGAAAATTCTTACGAAGAGTATAGCATATTCACAAAGGAATTGGCTGAAAGAGAAATGGTCGAGGAAGTTTATGGATATAATGAATTTGACCATAGACAGTATAGAGTAATAGCAACTCAAGATATAAACGAAGAGGAAGTAAAAACTCTTCAAAAATTTAGTATAGCTTATCTATATTAACTAATAAAAACGCAAATCTATGTAAGTATATCTATGCAGTACTGTACTGCATAGATATACTTGTTTTGCATTTCTATCAAATCTCAGATATTTTTTTTATTT